TTGTTCATTGTCATCACAGTCTAGAACGACGAAAGGCCTGTGAACCAGGCCTTTCAATACATCTAACTGTTTGAAACCATTAGATAATGTTCATGTCGAGAACTGTCACAGTTCCGTAGAAGTCAGATCGGACCATTTTTTTCGCATACCGCGTCATCACGCCTTTTCTCGGCGTAAAGTCTTCCGGTGCGAAGATGGTCGGCGTCACGATGAGCGGTACGTACGGTGAGTAGACGTAGCCGGTCTCGAGGTAGCTGCCGCCCTTGTATCCGACCAAGATCCGGTTCCGGGGGAAGTACGGATCCTTGTAGACGGTGAAGCGGTTGCTCAGGGTACCGATCGCCTCGGCACCGATGGTGAAGGGCGAACCAACCTGACCCTCGCCGTCGATCGAGAACTTCGGCTTGTAGAGGACCGAGGACTCGAGGATGGTGCTGACGTCCGGGCTGGTGACCATGAAGTTTGCCGAGCCGCGGAGGGTCTTGCGGTGAATGGTGTTGGCGCAGTCGATGATGGTCTCGACCAAGGTCTCGTACCACTCACGGACGGTGCCGGTGAACTGCGGTCCGATGGAGAGCGATGTGTTCAAAACGATCGCTTGGCCGGTCAGCTTGTTGACGAACTTGCCAGGAGCGCGGCTCCAGTACATGTTCGCACCGTTTGCCTGGGTGACGAGGTCGTTCAAGATCTCGCGATCGATCTCGAGAGCGATCTGCTCCGACAGGATGCTGGTCAGCTCGACCTCAGCGTCCATCGAGTGGTACGCATTGAGGTCCTGTGCGAGCTCAGGGGACCACCGAGCGCGCAGCTTGCGGGTCGTTGCCGTGATGCTGAGGGACTCGATCTTGATGTCGATCTCTGGGATCGCCGGAGAGGGCGTGGTGCCGAAGTCGGACTCAAAGGACGGAATCGTCAACGTCTCACCGATACCAGCTGCATCGCCGCCGCCCTGCGAGGAGACGGAATCAGCAAGAGCGCAGGAGAACATGATCGGATTTCCGACGCCAGGAGGAGCGTAAGAGTTGTTCGCGAGCCCGGCGTATGCGGTGCCGAACGCGGGTGTTTGCAAAACGGTCTGAATGTGCGTACCGTTCAACGGTGCGAGGGTGAAGCCTGTCGATGTCCAGTTACCGCGCTTGTTGAGGCGACGAAGGTTCAGAACACCCTGTCCTGATTGGTAGTTCTGGCTCCAGGCGGTGATGCCCGTTGCCGGTGAACCGACGCCATTGCCGAGAATCGATCCCGAGATACCGAAGAGTGCAATTTCCTCAACTGCGAGGAAATCACCCTGTGAAACCGCCGCTACAAGGTCAGACACCTTGAGGTACAGGAAGGTTGCATTGAGGCTGTTCTGCGACATGTCAATGTCGAGCTGCGGATCGAAGTTGCACAGAGTGCCATTAACGCCCGACATTGCCGAGACAACGCCGCCCTGCACGAACGAACCGTTGGTGTTGTTCCAGGCGCCCAGGTAACCACCCGAACCCGTCGAGTAGAATGAACTAGAGAGCCAAGCGTTGGGAGAGTGAACCTTGGAGTAGCCCACGTTAACCAGGTCGTACATGCCGCCTGTCGCCAAGGATCCTGACTGGATGCCACGGCCGGTTGGGTTGTTGTAGATGGACTGGCCGCTCTCATAGGTCGACAGCGTTGCGTTCGGATTGAGACCGGTGCCCGCATTGCCACCGACGTTGCTACCGTAGGTGTAGTCGAGGTAAAAGATCAGGCCGGAGGGCAAGCTCATCGGCTGAATCGAGACCAGCTCGTTCGCGACAAGACCACCGAAGACGCGGCGGACGATCGGGAATGCAATGTTGGAGAAACCTTGGATCTGACCGCTCGAGGCAACGTTACCGCCGCCCGTTGACAGAGAGTTGGCCTCCTTGAGGACCTGCGCTGCCTGGTTCTCAAGCAGCTGTGACATCGTCTCGCGACGGTGACCATCGAGACCGCGAAGCAAGCCGGTGCGGCTCCACTTCTCAACCAAGCGCGCTCGCTCGGCTCCTACGTGCCTCTCCTTGATACCCGCGGAGAGTTGTTCCATTGTGAAGAACTTCATCTGTGACTCCTGTTCCTTAAATAGTTGTTCAAAACGAATTATGCATCACCGCTTGGTGATACCAGCGAGCTGCGCCCAACGTTCTGCCTCGTGACCCTCAGTGAGCGTCGTCGCGGCGGGACGTGTCGTGCGAGAACCGGAACCCAGAACCGTCCGGGTGCGCGCCTCTGTCACCGGCTTAGACATACCGGCCAGGGTGCTTGAAAGGCTCTCGTACACCAGCTTGGCCTCGCGGATGGTCTTGGCGGAATCGAGCTGCCTAATGACCTGCGACTTCTGTCGTGGGTTCAACTGCTCGCTCTGCAGCACCTTGTTCGCATAGGTCAGCTTCGCGTTGAACAGATTCGTTTCTGCCAACTCCTTGCGGAGAGATTGAACGGCCGTGTTCTCCGCGGGCCGTGCAGCTGCGCTATTCAAGCGAGCCGCTTGCAGCTTTCGTGTCGATTCTGCGACAAGCTGCGAAATCTTCTTGGACCGTGCCACCGACTCATTGAACCGGCGAACGACGATCGCGTACTCCTTCTTGACCTCGCTCAAGCGACGGCCGTTACCGTTCGAGCGAGCTGATGCAGCGGCGCGCTTCAGGGCACCTGCACGCTCCCGTGAACGCTCCTGCAAGCGCTTCTCGAATGCAAGGCGCCGGAGACCTTCATGCTGACGATCAGCCGGGTTGCTCTTGTCCTTCGAGAGAACCGACGTCTGGCTGCCACCGAGCTGGTCACGGGTGCGTTGGTCGCCGATCTCTTCGAGCTCGTCCATTCCAGCACCGTACTGCTCAAGATCATCATCATCGGCCTCATCGAGGTCCTGATCCTGCTCGTCCATCTGATCCTGAACCTCATCGAGGTCCTCGTCAGCCTCGCCCAACGGAAGGGCACCAGGCGACGTTGACTTGTCGACGATCTCCGCGTCAAGGGGCTCACCCTCATCCGCGCCGCCGCCAAAGTCACCGAGGTTGTCAGGACCGTTGCCCCACGATTGGGCCTTGGTCTCAGGACCGGTCTTCTCCTCACGGAGACGTCGCATCCGAGCAACCTCACGTGCGAGCATCTTTTCATCGATCTCGACGATCGTATCGTCGCTCAGCCTACGAGACTCCATTTGATCCTCCTCATCTTCCTGTCCCTGGTCGCCACCACCTTGGTCGCCACCAAAATCGAAATCATCGAGACCGGCGTCATCGCCGCCCTCAGTGCCCTCGACATCATCGTCAGCCTCAACGTCGCCATCAGCGCCCTCTTCATCACCAGTGATCAGATCGACACCAACGGTGTCAAGGTCGATGTCATCCGGTAACCCAGTCAACTTCAACGTGACATCTTCCTCGTTGATACGACCCTTCTTGGTTTTCTGCGACATTTTGATTGACTCCTGAAGTTTAGTGAGGTCGTTAAAGCTGGCCTCGAGCATGGTTTCGTACGAGCTCTTCCTAGCAGGATTCTTGACTTGCTCCTGCACGTACCCATACATATTCTCCACATGAGAAATCATTCGAGTGATTTGCTCATGAAAAGCCTGTGTGGCTTGAACCTTGCGGTTTGTCGTCTTGGCGATGGCGATCTGCTCAACCAACTTACGAATTCCACGGTGCAAACGCGTTGTGGTATCACCCTTCACGCCTAACTTCACCGCAATCGGTTTCAAAGCATCAATCGACTCAAGGCTGATCTCGTACTCACCCTCAATTTCTTCGGGAGCACCAAAAAGGGGAGGTGCAACAGGAACACCCGGCTCGCTAGAGCACAGAGCATCGATGTCAAGCGTTACCTTACCTTCCGCATCAGGTGGTGTGATGGCAGCGGCTGCTCCGGCCGTGGAGACGGGTACCGTTACCCGCGGATCCACGACTGCGATGTCGCTCATCAGCTCATCTTCATTTCCAAGAGGGGGAGGACCCGGAGCAATGGGATCCATCCCATCGTCCATTCCATCGTCGATGACCTGCTCATTCAGCAGCGCACGATCAATGAAATCACGAATCCTAGGTGTCACCATGTCGAGCAATGTACGCTTTGCGTTGTCCTCAGCAACTTGCTTGACCCTTTTAACGTCCGCGATGGCTTCTTCGTACAGCTGCTTAGGCATGCTCTCTCCGTGAACCTCAGATTAAGTATCGGTCAATTTCTATAAGAATTATGGTTTGAAGCCAACACCGGCGCCTGATTCTCCAGGAGACTGCTGCGCGCTACCCGGTGGAACGATCTGGTTGTTGGCGTAGATCTCTGGGCTATCGGTCACCGGGTTGGCAGTACCTTCAGCACCAGGATCGCTGGTCGTCGCAAGAGCGGCGGTTGAGGTAACAACCGAAGCAGGAGGTGCTGTGTTCTTGTCAGTGCCTTCTGTCAAACCTGGACCAGGGGACGTAATATCAGGCATGTACGGATTCATGGGATCGCCTGGATTCTTCCAAACAACCTTGCTGACATCAGGTGCATTGACAAAACCGAACTGAACCAATCCATTCTTGAGAACAAGACCCGATGGACCGACCGACCAGTAGCTGTCACCAGCTTGGTTGTTATCGCTCGGTACCAGACCTCCCACGCCATTCACGACAGGTGCGGTCGCGTTCGCCGCAATGACCTTCTGAACCGCTGATTCATCGTCGTTCGACATCGCTTTTTGGATCGCTGCCATCGTGGCGTAGTTCGTTGGGTCGGCCGGAAACAATGACCCAAGCAGGGCGTGATTCGCCGTGGCGTTCGGTGCGATTGCTGAGTTTGCACCAACGTTACCCGCGTACGTCGTGTACCTTCCCGGTGTGATTCCTGTTGCAGCCATGTCCAGCTCCTATCCTTCAAACAACCCGTGCGTTAACGAGCTTCTTAGCACCCTTCTGAAGGGCACCACGAACCTTACCCAACCGTGAGATAAGACGGCTTTCCTCGATCTTGAGGGCCTTCATGTAATCAACGTGCTTGTCAAGCGTGTCAGCGTACTCGTCAGCACCAACCTCTTCGGTATCGTCGGCTCGATCTTCGACGTCTTCTTCATTACCGAAGTGCTTGGCTTCCTCCTCAATGAGGGCCCTGAGCAGCTGTGGGGTCAACTTGATTGACTTTTTTGATGGCTTCATTGCGCAACCTCTCCTGCAGTATGCTACGACTAAATAGCATTCAGCACGAAAGTTACGCCGTTTTCTTGGCAGGCATGAAAGCGAGATCGGCCCAGTGGGTGGAACCATCACCCTGATCCATCGCGGAAGCGCCGAACACCTCCTCGACTGAACCGGTGAACTGCTCCTGCTGCGACGCTCTCGACAACGATGGACCACCTTCACCAGATCGTCCCATGCTGTCACCGTGCGATAATTGGGTGGGAAGCGTCGTCATTGCAGTGTCTGCGAGAATATCGGCGAGGATGGGATTACCACCCGACTCCGTTCTCACAGCCTCCCTCAATGCCTCCGACGGAATTCTACCGTTGGTGAGCTGTGATTCCATCCTTGAAGCGGGCGCCATTTTTTGACGTCCAACGTGGGACCGATGCTCGGGCATCGGTGTCCCCATCTTCACGGATCCCAACCCTTCGGTCAAGATCTCAATGAGAATCTCCTTTAGCAAGAACTTCAGCTGTTCACGTGATGTTTTCATGTGATTGATTCCTTAGATCCAGATCTGTTAAGTACTGGTACTTGTGACCCGCATTCAGCATGGCTTGTTTCTTGCGTTGCATTTCATCCGTCGGAGCATTGACGCGCCATGCTGGTTTGACCTCGTAAACTACGTTACGTATGATGTCATGCAGATCAGGTACGTAAGTGTGCGATCTACCTTCAGCATCAAACCACTGTACGAAGACCGCTGGATCCTCGTAAAGAAGCGTCTGTTCGAACACTAATCCATCACGCTTCTCAAGGAACTCAATTGCGCTTTGTTCCAGTTGAGAACGTAACCTCACTCCACGAAGAACGGGTGCAGAACAAGAACGCGCGGTCGGTTTCAAACGTCCGGTAGCGTAACCTTCTTTGAGCTTTCGTGAGTGCTCATCACCCAATTCTTTTGCACGCATGCTTCCGTAGAACGCCTCAAACGTTTTTCCTTTGAGAACATTAGTGACACCAGTGCATGACACAGCAATTTTTTGTTTAGTTTCAATCGCTTGAGTTCGACCCGTGTTACGTTTGGTAGCGGCTTTGGCTCTAACCTCACGAAGGTGTACGATCTTTTCATACTCACCTTGTTCTTCCATGTGTGCAAAACTAGAGTAGCAATTCTTACCCAACTGCGTTGCATGCTTCGAAGCGCACTGACGTGAACAGTACTTGAACGGGTTTGCGTTCGCACGTTCGAGATGTTCGAATTGTTTGTTGCAACCTTCACATGTGTACATCACCACAGAACGTATGTGATCACCTTTTCGTTTTCGAGCAGCGAGCGCTCCACAACGTTTTGTGCAGTACAACTTATCCTTGAAGACGCTAGGAGGCGTATACCGTTTGAACTTTGACCCACAGAATCCACATTCATGTTCGGTCAGTAGATCGGGTTTGACATGTGACTTAAACTTGCACTCATTCGAGCAAAAACGTGGAGGATCGTTCTCACGAGAAGGAGTGATCTTCTTGGTACACTGCTTACCACACGTTTGGCACAGGTACTCGTACGTTCTCATCGATATGATTTTACATCATAGATATGAAACCGTAAAGTACTCACTTCTTGTAGATGAGAATATCGTTCAAAATTCGATCGATACGATCCGTCTTGTTAAAGAGATGTCGCAATTCACCTATTTCGATCAATTTTCCTTCAGGAATCATGAACGCTCCCGGCGTTGATGGCTCACTAACATAATCGAACGTTATGAGTTGAAAGTCATCCTGCACGACATGGTACTCTCCCTGCTTACGAACCGATCCAACGCCCCGGCTGCTGATTCCTAACTTGACTCCTGATTCAACAAGTCCCTTC